CAAGACAAAGCTTTACAATTTGATGGTGTGTGATACGTGTTGGGATCCCGATCAGCCGCAGTTGCAGTTGGGTATGTATCCAGTGGATGATCCGCAGGCAGTGCGTAACCCGCGCAAGGACACAACGTACGTTACGGCAGGCACAAACGCTAGTGGCAATTTGACTGGCGGTTCGCGGGATGTTCAGTGGGGGTGGGCACCGGTAGGTGGGTCGAGTAATTTTGATGTTGCTCTCACGCCAAACTACTTGGTGGCAACGACATTTGTTGGTACAGTTACAGTAACAGTTACTTAGGAGTTAGTTATGAAAGACAAGACACAAGACATGAAGATGATTAAATCTGCTGTCGGTAAGCACGAGAAAAATATGCACCCCGGCAAAACGCCTACAAAGCTTGCCAAGGGCGGTAAGACCAATGAGATGATGATGCAGTATGGTCGCGGTATGGCCAAAGTTAAGAATCAGGGGAAATAACATGGCCAAGATTAACAATCAACCCGCCTCTATAAACCCCGGCACACCTCCAAACCGCAGTAAAGCCGATACCGTGAATATGTCTATTGGCAACATCAGCAAAAACGCTGGTAACGAAACCACTAAGACATCCGGTATTGTCACCCGTGGTAACGGTGCGGCAACCAAAGGCACGATTGCCAGAGGCCCAATGGCATGAATTACACCGCACTCAGCGCTGCTATTCAAGCGTATACGGAGAACACGGAAGCAGATTTCGTGGCTAATATTCCCGTGTTCGTTCAGCAAGCTGAGCAGCGTATTTACAACAGCGTTCAGTTTCCGTCTATTCGTAAGAACATGACGGGCGTGGTGTCCACCACAAGTACGTACCTGTCTGCACCAGACGATTATTTGGCTACGTATTCGTTGGCGGTCATTGACGCTACTGGCAACTACGAGTACCTGTTAAACAAAGACGTTAACTTTATTCGTCAAGCGTATCCAAGCGCTAGCGATGTAGGTTTGCCAAGGTATTACGCTTTGTTTGGCCCAACAGTCAGCGGTAGCACAATCACAACTGAGTTGACGTTCATTCTGGGGCCAAAGCCAGATGCCAACTACACCGTTGAGTTGCATTACTACTATTACCCCCAGTCGATTGTCACCGCTTCAACTACATGGCTTGGTGATAACTTTGATTCTGTGCTTTTGTATGGCTCTTTGGTTGAGGCTTACACCTACATGAAGGGTGAGCAGGACATGATGGCGCTGTACAACCAGAAGTTCATGGAAGCATTAGCACTTGCAAAACGTTTGGGCGATGGTATGGAGCGTCAAGACGCTTATCGTTCTGGTCAGTTCCGTCAGAAAGTAACTTGATATGGCGATTGTCCAAACTCAAACCACTAGCTTTAAGGCGCAGTTGTATCAAGGTATTCATGACCTGACGACCGACGTTATCAAGATTGCCTTGTATACGGCTAACGCTAATTTGAATGAAGACACAACTGTGTACAGTTCAACTGATGAAGTGGCCAACACGGGCACTTACGTCGCTGGTGGGGCACAGCTAACTCCCATCACAATAGGCACGTCTGGATACACAGCTTACGTGGGCTTCCCAAACATCTCGTGGACAGGCGCAATCACAGCTAGGTGTGCTTTGATTTACAACGTCACACAGGGTAACAAGTCTGTAGCCGTGTTGGATTTTGGTTCAGACAAAACTTCTACAACCACGTTCACCATTACCATGCCAACCAACGGCCCAACCACTTCATTGATTAGGAGTTCAAATTGATTGTTACGACAACCAAAGGCGACATGGACGATTCCTTGCTTGAAAAGCGAGAAGGTTCATTAGATAATGACAACGAGTCAACCACATGGGTGGAGTATTGGTTGGATGGTGAACTTGTCCACCGTTCGGTGCACGTTCAATTGAAGAAATCGGTGGGGCTGAAAGTCGAAGCCGCATCTTTCGGTTAATTTTTTAAAGGAGCCTCATCATGGCAAATACTCAAGCAATGTGTACATCATTCATGGAAGAAATTCTAGAAGGCGTGCATAATTTCACGACCGGTACAGGCAACACTTTCAAAGCCGCGCTTTTTGTTGCCACTGCTAACACTTCTTCAAGTACAACTTTGTGCGCCAGCGTAACTGCTTATGCAACAACGGTTAATACAATTCCCGAAGTGTCAGGTACAAATTACGTAGCTGGGGGCGTAACAGTAACAAACGGCACATCGCCTTTGGCTACAAACACTTCTACTACGGCGGGCACTGCCTATTGGACTCCCAGTGCTAGTTTGACATACACAAACGTAACATTGACTACGGCATTTGATACTGTGTTGATTTACAACTCATCGGCTTCTAACAAGGCTGTTAGCGTTCATACCTTTGGTTCACAGACCGTGACTGCCGGTACGTTTACGCTGACAATGCCTGCTAACACAACATCTACTGCTCTGATCCGTTTGGCAACAACCTGATCCTCCTGTCTAGGAGGGCAGTAAATGACAACCGCATGGGGCGCAGGGGCGTGGGGCAGTAATACTTGGGGAGGTCAGCAATCTGAAATCTCCGGTGTTGTTGCGTCTGGCTCTGTAGGCTCTGCGGGTGTTAGCGTTACTGTAGCCCTAACGGGGGTTTCCGCATCGGGGGCGGTTGGGACTGCAACTGTAGCCGAGCGATCTTTAGCGTTAACAGGGGTTCAAGCCTCTGGCGCGGTTGGTACGGTTGGTGTTGAGTTTGTTTATGAAGTACCCATAACAGGGGCCTCTGCTTCTGGTGCGGTTGGCTCTGTTGTTCAATCGGCATCTGTTGCACTGACGGGTGTCTCTGCTACGGGTGAAGTTGGTACTACTGTAGTATCAACTACAGATGATGAGACGGGTGTTCTGGGTATTGGTGCAGTTGGCACAGTTGAGCCTAGTCTTTCACTTGACTTAACAGGTGTAGAGGGCACAGGCTCTGTTGGCAGTGTTGCAGTTGGCACTATATCGGTAGCGTTGACAGGTGTTCAAGCCACAGGCGCAGTTGGTACACAGACTCCGGATATTGCTCTGGCTTTGTCTGGTATTGCGGCAAGTGGCGATGTTGGCTCTGTTTCGGTTGGTACAGTTGCTGTTGCACTGACGGGTGTTGAGGCTACTGGTGAAGTTGGTGTTATTACACGCAAGTTTGTGCTTGATGGCCTTGAGGCCACTGGCTCGGTTGGTACTGCTAGTGCGGGTGTTACAGTTGCGCTGACTGGCGTGTCTGGCTCTGGACTAGTGGGTGATGATGTTCCTGTTAGATCGCTCGAATTGTCGGGTGTATCTGCAGCGGGCGCTGTTGGCACGGTGTCGATTGGCGCAAGGTTGATTGCTATTACAGGCAGTCAAGCAATGGGTAATGTTGGCAGTTTTGGCGTGTTTTATTGGTCGTTAATTGATGACAGCGAGAACGCAAACTGGCAGAATATAAACAATACGCAGTCTTCGGGCTGGACGGTAATTTCTACTTAGGAGTCAACAAATGACTACAGGCGCAACGGGACAACTAGGTTTAGCTCTTCCAGTACAGGGCGAGCTTTCCGGCACATGGGGCGATACCGTTAACAACGGTATTACGCAGTACACCAACATTGCTATTGCAGCCACACTGACGCTGACAAATGATGGCGCGGTAACTCTGGCCAATACAACAGGCGATGCCTCGGCTTCCAACATCGTATCTAGCTTGACAGGCGCGGGTACGGTTACGGCTCAGTTCGCCATCGTGCGGGTTACGGGTACGCTGACCACAACTAAAGTTGTGACGTTTGGCTCGGCAGGTTCAGCCCCATACAGTAAGACATACGTGGTGGTCAACGCTGCAACGGGCGGGTCTGTAAGCTTCACTGCATACGGTGGATCAGGCGTCACTGTTGCTGTGGGCGAGAGTGCATACGTGTATTACAACGGCACTAACATTGTAAAAGTTTCTTCAACCGTGGCTACTGGCGTTACATCTTTCCAAACGTCACTAAGCGGCTTAACCCCATCTACGGCTACAACAGGCGCAGTCACATTGGCTGGCACATTGGGTACATCTAGCGGTGGAACAAACTTAACATCATTCACATCAGGCGGTGTAGTTTACGCCTCAAGTTCTAGTGCATTGGCTACTGGCTCTGCGCTTACTTTTGATGGGACTAATAATCTAAAACTTCAAACAGGCGCTGGTGTTACATCAACATTAAATTTGAACAACAGTGACGGTAACGGAACCCTGTCTCAAATAAATTTTGGGTATACCGCAGTTCCAAATCACGGAAACATAAAGTACACGGGCGATTTTGTTTTTAGCCTTAATGCAAACGCCGAACAAATGCGCCTAACCTCGACAGGTCTGGGTATTGGGACGAGTTCGCCTAGTGCAAAACTTAATGTGTATTCAACAGCAGGCGCAATTGTTGCCAAGTTTGACAGTAACCAAAGCGGTGGTGCGCAAATCGGGTTTTATGGTTCTGGAACTATTAACGGCTATGTTGGAACAAGCGGTAATTGGCTTGGCACTTCTGCAACAGATATGGCAATTATTGCTGAAACAAGCAAATCCATTACGTTCTTTACTGGTGGCTCTGGAACAGAGCGTATGCGCCTCGACAGCGCAGGCAATCTAGGTCTTGGTGTTACACCGAGTGCTTGGGGAAACACATACAAAGCATTTCAAGCAGGAACGACAAGCGTTTTGGCGGGTGTTGCATCTCAGACAAATAACTATGTATTACACAATTTTGTCAATTGTTACAATGACAATACAAACTGGGTATACATTGCTTCACAAGAAGCGGGACGATACGAAATAGCCCGTAATACTCATAAGTGGTTCAATGCCCCATCAGGCACAGCAGGAAACGCTATCTCCTTTACCCAAGCAATGACGCTAGATGCGTCTGGGAATTTGGGTGTGGGCGTAACAAGCATGAACACAACGCTTCATGTTCAAGGTGCTGGAACAACCGATGGAAGCATTAAGTTTAACCAGCAATTAAACAGCACGGGCGCATATAACGCAACGCCAATGAGCGGAACAATGGTTGCGCTTAAATACAATACTGCTGGTGATTATGCGGGTATGGGTGGCTGGTCAATTGGTAAAGAAAACGCAACCGATGGTAACTACGGAAGTTACTTTGCAATTCACACTAGGTTTAATGGCGCGGCTAATGGAGAAAAAGCCAGAGTTTCTTCTGATGGCGGTTTCTCAGTAGGCACAACAGCAAACCCCGGGGCTGGTGCAATCTATGCAACAGGCAACATCACTGCGTACTACTCTTCCGACATCAAGTTCAAAGAAAACGTGCGTGACATTCCTGATGCTTTGGCTACAGTGAACGCTATTGGTGGTAAGTTGTTTGATTGGAAAGACGACTACATTGAGTCCAAGGGCGGTGCTGATGGCTACTTTGTACAGAAAGCTGACTTCGGTGTGGTTGCCCAAGATGTACAGAAAGTATTCCCAATCGCTGTGCGTACCCGTGAAGATGGCTCATTGGCTGTTGACTACGAGAAACTTGGCGCACTGGCATTTGCCGCATTGGTTGAGTTGACTAAACGTGTAGAGGCATTGGAGTCCAAATAATGACAATCCCATCATCTGGCCCAGTTACATTCACAGACATCCAAACTGAGTTTGGTGGCACGAACCCGATTGCGTTGAATGAATACTACGCAGGTGGTGGCTTGGTTCCTGCGGGTACGACAGGCACGTATGGTGCTGTGCCAAGTAGCGGTCAGATCAGTGTTCAGAACTTCTACGGCACAACGGCTTACACGCCTATCTATGTTGAAGAAGTGTTTTCATCGTGGCTTTACGCAGGCAACGGCTCTACACAGGCTATCCCCAACGGTATTGACTTAGCCACTAAAGGTGGGTTGGTTTATTTTGGAAGACGATTGACAGGGGATAACCACTGGTTGATTGACACCGCGAGAGGCGGAACAAAGTTTTTAACCTCTAACACAACTGGCGCACAAGCTGGGGCTGATAATTACATTTCCAGCTTTAACTCTAACGGCTTTACTCTTGGGACAGGGAGTGGAGAGACAAATAGTAGTTTTTCATCAGGGGGCGCATACGTTGCATGGACATTCCGCAAGCAACCAAAGTTCTTTGATATTGTGACTTATACGGGGAATGGCGTAAGTGGAAGATCCGTTAGCCATAATCTTGGAAGCACCCCCGGGTGCATCATCATTAAAAGCACAACAAGAACTTCTGATTGGGTTGTCTATCACCGAAGTGTTGGGTCATCGGCAACTTTGATTCTAAACAGTACCGTAGCATCTGCTGACTACGGCAATAACATTTCCAGCGTTACATCAACATCTTTTAGCGTTACGGGTGGCTCTGACAGCAATGCCAACGGCGACACTTATGTGGCCTACATTTACGCCCACAACGCAGGAGGCTTTGGCCCCACTGGTTCTGACAATGTAATTACTTGTGGCTCATTTACCACGGTTAACGTCGGTGGGAATTCTACTGGCTTAGTAACAGATTTAGGGTACGAGCCACAATGGTTGTTGTACAAAAGATCTTCTGGTGGTGCGGCAGATTGGTCTATAGTAGATGTTAATCGTGGCTTTTGCCAACTAGAAAACCTTGTACTTGCTCCAAACACTACTGCCGCAGAATCCAATGCCGCAGGAGGTAATTCTCAATTCCCTTCGCCAACTGGGTTTCAGCTTAATGTAGGTTCGGTTGGTAATACGTTCATCTATATTGCAATTCGCCGTGCTCCAATGAAAGTGCCAACTGTAGGCACTAGCGTGTTTGCGCCTTTGGTGACTGCGGCTAGTGACGCTACTATTGGCACAACCAATTTCCCAATTGATTTGCAAATTGGTGGATATCGCGCTTCAACCAATTCCACCAACAACTGGAATATGTTTACCCGGCGAATAAAAGTTTCTACCACAAGCGATAATTCTGGTGCTGGGTTACGAACAAGCGGCACTGACGCTGAAAATACAGGACTCACTTATCCAATAAGATACAACAATACGGGTTACCAGAACTATGGTAGTCGCACATGGTCACTTAATTTCAGCCGAGCGCCTCAGTTTTTTGAGGTTGTTTGTTATACAGGCACAGGAGTTACAAGGACTGTAAGTCATAACTTAGGAGTTGCACCTGAGTTGATAATTATTAAAAGCAGAAGCAACAGTGGAGTTAATTATGCATGGCCTGTCTATGCCGCCCCAAGGGGGGCTACACAGGGGGCTTATCTTAATTCTAGTGACGAATTTGCCGTAGGTTATGGAACTCCTTTTTGGAATGACACAGCACCAACAGCATCTGTTTTTACTTTAGGAACTACTCAACAGTTAAATGGAAGTGGCTCAACCTATGTCGCCTACCTATTTGCAACTTGCGCTGGTGTTTCCAAAGTAGGCTCATACACAGGCACAGGCACTACAAAACAAATTGATTGTGGCTTTACAGCAGGGGCAAGGTTTGTTTTAATCAAGCGTACTGACTCTACTGGTGCTTGGTATGTATGGGATACTGCCCGTGGGATTATTGCAGGCAATGACCCTTATTTGCTCTTAAACAGCACAGCCGCTGAAGTTACCAACACAGATTACATTGACACCTACAGCGCAGGGTTTGAGATTAGTTCAACTGCGCCATCTGCCATCAATGCAAATGGTGGCTCATTTATCTTCTTGGCTATCGCATAAGGAATCATCATGGAAATCAGAGTTAGATCAACAGGCGCAGTAATGTTTTGGAACGAGTTCCGTGAGCTATTGCTTACCCAAAACCCCTCCGAGTTAATTACAGTCGCGCCCCAAACCGAAGAATGGTTAGACGCACATGGCGCAGATGTTGTGCTTGAAGGGCCACAAGCCACAGGCGGTACGGTATACCAATACTCAATGCGCCAAGGCGTGGAGCAGTTAGACGGCAAGTGGTACACAAAGTACGTGCTTGGCCCTATCTTCACAGACCGCGAAGCCACAGAAACCGAGCCAGCCCAAACAGCCGCTGAACAAGAGACTGCATACAAGGCAATGAAAGACGCAGAGCAAGCCGCAAACGTACGCAGATCACGTACTGAAATGCTCAAAGACTGCGACTGGACACAGATTGCCGACAGCACCGCAGATAAAACTGCATGGGCAACATACCGCCAAGCTTTGCGTGATGTACCTGCGCAGACTGGATTCCCTTGGACAATCACTTGGCCTACACAACCTTAAAGGACTAACATGACTACGATTACTTGGACAGTTACAGCAATGGACTGCTACACGCAAGAAGGCGGCAACAACAATGTCGTCTTCACGGTGCACTGGACTTGCGCTGGTGTTTTTGCTGACACGTACGGCAGTGTGTACTCGACCTGCTCAGTGCCTGCGCCATCTGGCTCTTTTACACCCTACGCCAATCTGACTCAAGACCAAGTTCTTGGCTGGATTTATGCCAATGGTGTTGATAAAGCGGCAACTGAAGCGGCTGTTGAGCAACAGATTCAACAACAAATTGCGCCAACTGTGCAGACCCCACCACTGCCTTGGAGCGCCTGATGGAAATTAACTTGAAGCTTTCTTTGGAAGAAGTATCTGCCATATTGCAAGTGCTTGGCGACCTGCCAACTAAGAGCAACGCATACCCCCTCTTGATGAACATCAAGGGTCAGGCAGAAGCACAACTTCCAAAAGAGCCTGCACCGGAGTAACCATGCGGGACTGGGCTGAAGCGTTTATCGTTGCGGCCTTTGTGACTATTTTTATAGTCTGGGGAACGTTTACCCTTGTGTGGATTTGGGGATGAAATGATTGACATTACCAAAGCGATTGGAGCCGTTGCCGCTACCGTTGCCGCTTTAGGCGGTAGTTACACGCTTGCCGATAAGTTTGGTTGGTTTGACCGCGCAATCATTGAATGGTCGCCTGAGAACTTTAAGATTGTGGCAGAAGCTGGTAAGCCAATAAATGTGACCGTTGCGCGGATCAAGAAGCGGGACGATTGTTCTGTTGAGAGTTTCACGCCAAGCATTCGTGATGCGGCTGGTATGGTGCATGAGGCAACCACTACCGCAAGTAAGTTCAGTGGCCCAGCCGGGCCAGAGATTGACACATTTACCTATGAACTTACGATGGTTGGCAAGGAAAAGGTTACCAGCGGCAAAGCCACTTTGCTGGCGACGATCAAGTACAAGTGTCCTGAAGGGGAGCGCGTTGTACAGTACCCTCGTCATGCAAATTTAAGTTTTGAATTGAAATGATTGATCCAATTACGGCGCTAGAAGGATTGCAAACTGCAATCAGTGTCGTTAAAAAAGCTAGTAAAGTCGCTAGTGATCTGGCAGGTCTAACGCCGTCAATAGCCAAGCTTTTTGATGCCAAGTCAACCGCTACCAAGGCCATGCTTCACGCCAAGCGTACGGGTGGCAAGTCTAACCTTGGTGTAGCGTTACAAATTGAGATGGCTTTGGATGAAGCCAAGCGGTTTGAAGAGCAGTTAAAAATGTTGTTTATGCAAGCTGGGCGCATAGACGTGTGGAATGCGGCTAAAGCCCGTCAAGCTGAACTGGACAGGGATGATGCCAAAGAGATGGCGGCTTTACACGCTGAAGAAAAAAGGCGTAAAGAGGCCGAGGCCGAACAGATGGAGTGGGCAATTGCCATTGTGATTATTGTGATGTTTGTTGGTGCTGTTGGCTGGGGGCTTACACAAATTAACGAACTATGCGCTACCAACAGGTGTGGGCGGTGAATGAATACCAAAAACAGTTTGACCTCTTCCTCAAAGTTTTTGTCAGGCTGTGTATTGCGTGGTGGGTGCTTGGACTGCTCCGCTTCCTGCCAGATGAGTTGGCGGGGAAAATTGTCGATAAACTACTTGGAATGATTGGACTGTAATGCTATCTCTATTCTCAACCCTTGGCGGCTTGCTTATATCAGGCTTGCCTAAACTACTAGACTTTTTCCAAAACAAGGCTGACCAAAAGCATGAGTTGGCGCTTGCCCGTGTCCAAGTAGAACTACAGCTACAGATGATGGCTCAAGGCTTTGCCGCCCAAGAGCGCATGGAAGAGATTCGCACTGACCAGATTGCCATGCAGACAGACGCAGAAATGACTGTTGCGGCCTATGACCACGACAAGAAGATCATGGAAGAAGCCAGCCGCTGGGTAGTCAACTTTGTCGGTACGGTTCGCCCGATGGTGACTTACATCTTTGTGTTGGAACTTTGTGCAATTAACGCTTGGATTGCCTACTACGTTTACAGCCGCCCAAGTCTGGTGATGAGCATAGAAGACCTGATCCGCCTGTCCGACATCATCTTCTCCACGGATGAGATGGCAATGCTTGGAGGCATCATAGGGTTCTGGTTTGGCTCAAGAAGCTGGAGCAAAAAATGAAACTAGGCGAAGCTGGCGCTAAGTTGATGCACCAGTGGGAGGGGTATAGGAATAAGCCATACCTGTGCCCAGCCCACATTTGGACAATTGGGTACGGCCATGTACTGTATCAAGAACAGATCAAGCTGCCCGTGGTCAGGAAAGAGGGTTACACTGGACTGTTGCGTAGCGAGTACCCACTGAAGCCGGAGGACAACCGTGTCTGGACTAAAGAAGAGATCGAGAAACTATTCGCAGATGATGTCGGCCCTACTGAACGTGGTGTTCTTAGACTTGCTCCCGCTTTATCTGGTCGTCAAGGGGCTTTCGATGCGTGTGTCAGCTTTGCCTTCAACGCCGGAGTGGGGGCTTTTCAGCGTTCTTCTATTCGGATGAAAATAAACCGTGGCGACTGGGAAGGCGCAGCCGATGCCCTCTTGCTGTATTGCATGGCTGGTGGCAAAATACTACTAGGGCTAAAAAAGCGCAGGGACGCTGAACGCGCCTTGTTTCTATCCTAGGACTGCCGATGCCATTACAAAAAATACTGTTCAAGCCGGGGGTCAACAAAGAAAACACCCGCTACACCACCGAGGGTGGATGGTATGACTGCGACAAAATTCGCTTCCGTCAAGGCAACCCCGAGATTTTAGGCGGCTGGCAACGCATCTCCTCAAACACATTTAACGGCACTTGCCGTTCGCTTTGGAACTGGACAACGCTTGGCAACCTCAACCTAGTAGGCGTTGGAACTAATACAAAGTTCTACATTCAAAACGGTGGTGCGTACTTTGACATCACGCCTATCCGCGTAACCACTACGCTTGGAACAGACCCTTTCACGGGCAACGGCACAACCACAGTCACAGTGGCGGCTACAGCACACGGTGCAACTGACGGCTCTTTTGTTACTTTCAGTGGCGTTACGGGTACGTACGCATCTGTTCTAAATGCAGAGTTCCAGATCACGCTTGTTAATGCCAACTCCTACACAATCACAACATCATCTGTGGTTGCGGCAGGGGCAACGGGTGGCTCGGCTGTTGTTGCAGCGTATCAACTTAATGCTGGCCCTGCGTATGCTGTACCTTTGACGGGCTGGGGCGCAAGTTCATGGGGCACACCTCCTACATTTGCGCCACCTTCAACAGTTGGTACATGGGGTTATGGCGCTACGTCTACCACAGGCTTACAGCTTTGGAGCCAGATTAACTACGGCGAAGACTTGGTCTTTGGCCCCCGTGGTGGTGGCTTGTACTACTGGGACGCAACGTCTGGGCTATCTACCCGCGGTGTATTGCTCAACTCCCTTGGTGGCACGGTGTCGTTTACCAACGCATCTCCTACTGTCGTAACATCAACAGTTCTTTATACCGAAGGCGCGGCGCTTAAATTCTCTGGCGGCTCGTTACCAACGGGTATTACAGCAGGTGTTACGTACTATGTGTTTGAAGTAAACGGTTTGACGTTTAAATTACTAGACAGCGCAGGGGCGGCAGTTAATACAACTTCTTCAGGCACGGGTTCGGTGTCCACTATTGTTGACGTGCCGACTGTTCAGAACAGCATAATTGTGTCGGACTCTTCTCGTTTTATTATTGTGTTTGGCTGCAACGACTACGGCAGTGCAACGCTTGACCCCATGCTAATTCGCTGGTCAGCGCAAGATGACATCTACAATTGGACGCCTGACCCCACTAACCAAGCAGGTTTTGTGCGGGTGTCTCACGGCTCTGAAATTGTGGCTACAGTCCAGACCCGTCAAGAGGTGCTGGTGTTTACCGACTCGTCTGTGTATTCACTGCAATACCTTGGCCCCCCTTATGTCTGGGCACCCCAACTGCTGGGCGACAACATTTCAATTCAAGGCCCCAACGCCGCTGTAATTGCTTCCGGTATTGTGTACTGGATGGGCGTGGACAAGTTCTACTCCTACGATGGCCGTGTGCAAACGCTTAACTGTGACCTGCGTCGTCACATATTTGGGGACTTTAATCAGTCCCAAGCCGCGCAGGTGTTTGCGGGTACAAACGAAGGCTTCAATGAAGTCTGGTGGTTCTATTGCTCTGCCAATTCATTTACCATTGATCGTTACGTAATCTACAACTACCTAGAAAAAATCTGGTACTACGGCACGATGGCACGAACCGCGTGGCTGGATTCTGGTTTGCTTGACTACCCCTTGGCAGCTACGTACAGCAACAACTTGGTGTATCACGAGAATGGGCTGAACAACAATGAAACAGGAACAACTACCGCTATTGATGCCTACATTTCATCCTCAGAGTTTGACATTGGCGACGGACATAATTTTGGTTTTGTGTGGCGCGTCCTTCCTGATCTGACTTTTGAGAACGCCGAGAACTCCCCTACCGGTGCTACACCTTCGGTGGCCATGACGCTCTACGGCTTGGCAAATTCTGGCTCTGGCGTAACAAGCACGGCATCGCAACCTGTAGCAAAAAGTAGTACATACGTGATTACCGAGCAGTTTACCGGCATGATCTTTACCCGCATGCGCGGTCGCCAGATGATCTTTAAGATTAGCTCTAACCAGATTAACACAGTCTGGCAGTTGGGCGCACCACGTATAGATATTCGTCCTGACGGCAGGCGCTGATGACATCCAAGAACAGGATCATTACCCCCGCACCACCCAATTTACCACTGGGCACGGATCAGTACGAGCGCAGGTATCAAGATCAGTTTACGAACGTTCTGCGTCTGTACTTTAACCAACTACAAAACGCGTTTGCAGAACTGTTTGGCCCAACTGGTGGTAAGTACGTGTCGAATCCATACGGGGCGTTTTCTAGCGATCAAGACCAGACGGCTGTAGCCAACACCGCAACGTTGATGACGTTTAATACCACTGACTTTGCCGATAGCGTAAGGATCGTCAACTCTGAAATTACTGTGGAGTACGCTGGTATATACAACCTGCAGTTCAGCGCTCAGTTTAGAAACACAGACACAGCCTTCCAAGATGTCTACATCTGGCTACGTCAAAACGGCGAAGACATTACAGGCTCAACAGGTTTTGTGTCTATCCCAAACAGACACGCTGGCACGGACGG